ACGAGAAAAAACAAAAAAACTAATTGATATTGATACCCAATTAGTGTTTCAACAGGTCTCTTTCCTTCATCATGTACTGCACATTGAATAAGAAAGAGATCAAGGCTGTTAAGCCAACTGATGCTATCCCTCCCCAATATCCTAAAGAATTTTTTATAAATGGAAATGGTAAAAAGCCTACATTGAGAGTGCCACAAGGTAAATTGGATTTACCAACAGTCAGAGAATTAGTTTTTGGAGGCTTAGAAAGAGGTGAATTGGTCTTATCTCATGTCATCCGATATTTGTATCTAGTAGGAGAAAGAATCACTGAAAAATTAGAAGGGGACTGGATTTCTTTTGGTGTTAATATCGGAAGACGGAATCAAGAAATTAATGTTTGGAACTTTTATGAAGTAATCATAGAGGATGACCAGACAATAGATGGGAGAAGAGCAAATAATGTAGATGAAAATGATGATGTGTGGTTAACTTTGGCATTGCTTGCTTATTATAGATTAGGTCGCTCTGCAAATCAAAATCACAGGAACAATTTGCTGATAAAATTGAATGCACAGATTAAAGGATATAGAAAAGATGCACCCAATATTATTGATGATGTTGCTGTTCACGGAAGTTGGGTGACAAATAGTGAATTCTGTAAAATTGCAGCCGGCTTCGATATGTTCATGAACAGATTTAAAAACAACAAATATGCTCATGTAAGATTTGGCACAGTAGCTTCCAGGTACAAGGATGCCGCAGGACTCATGGCATTAGGTCATGCCTGTGATGTGACTGGTTTGACCATTGGAGAAATCCTTGATTGGATTTTTGTATCCAATGTAGGGGAGGATGTCGTCAAAATTATGGAAGAGGGGAATGAAATAGATGATCCCTACTCCTACATGCCATATATGATGGATATGGGCATATCAAACAAGTCACCTTATTCATCAATCTCTTGTCCACATATATATACTTTTCTACATCTAGTAGGGACTCTCTTAACATCAGAAAGATCTAAGCATGCTCGTATGGTTAGTGAGCACAATTTACAGAATATCAAAATGAATGCTTTTGTTGTCTCTTATGTAAAGTCTAATAAAGCTGCATTAACTAAAGCTTTTTTGAAGTCTGAAGATAGAGATTATGAGAAAAGACAAGAAGACGGAAGTAATGATGATGAGGATGAAGATGAATCAGGAGATGATGATGATTTTGGAGCAATGCCCAAATCCTCTGATCCAATGGAATGGTTTATTTTCTTAGAATCAAATCATTTTATCTTGCCAGAGAAAGTCACTGAGTTTTGCATCAGGGAGTGCAAGAAAATTCAAAATGCACGTCCCAATACAATTGGTAAGTACTTAGCTTCAATTGTTTAGCATGAAAAAAACCTTTAAATTCAAGATGATAAAAGGCAACAGGCATCATGAGCCACTTGAAGCCTAAGATAATGACCGGTGCATATGATGCTGAAAAACTGAGAAGGAATTTGCAAGAGCAAATTGCTTTAGAAGAAGATGAATTAGAAAATCAAACTGACTTTGAAAGTAACAAAGAAGAGTCAAACATTAACAATAATCCTCTGGTAATTAAACAAGAGCCTAGCATTTACCCCATAGAAATCAATTTAGAGGATTTAGAAAAGGCCAATGGGATGGAAGAGGATTGGGAAAACAGCTTAATGAAAATCATTGAATCATCTGATGTCACTCCAAAATTATCATGGAATGATGAATTTGAAAATTGTACATATAAAGGATATGTTGTATCATCTGAGGATCTCTGCAATGACTCTGGCAATCAAGAAAAGAATGAAGTTCCGATTAAACAGAGCAGCCTGGAAGATGTAGCACAAGTATTATCCCTATTTCAGATAAGATCAGAGGTTGATTACAAAATTGAAAAAGACAATAAGAATCAAGTCAAAATTATCAAATTGAGTAAACAAGATAAAAGTGTCAAATCAAAAAGGAATGATGTTGTTAATCAAGATTCGGACAAGCATATGAAGTATGATTCCAACTTTGATGCTGTGATGGATCAGTTTCAAAAAGGGATCAGAATCAAAAAGAGATTTGGTAAAGGTTATGTGAAGATAAATGCGGATAATATGCCAGGAACATATCACGACTTGTCCAATGTGATATCAACTGTCAAAGGCGAAAAAACTGTAGAAGAGATGATAAGATACCTGTTCAAAAAATCTAAAAGGTTTAAAAGCATAAACAAAACTCTTAACATTGATGAGATGATACTTTGTTAGCATGAAAAAAACTAAATTATGAGCTTGTACGAATCTAATCAATCAATGACAGTTAACAGGCCTAAAGATGCTTACCCTTTTCAAGAAAGGGAAGCCCAAAGGAGGCTCAGTGGATGATAGGAATTCATCTTATAGAGAGTCAGATCCTATGCTAGTATGGGGTACAGCCCCTCCTGCTTATCTAGATGTCTATCATGATGAAAGAGATAAGAATGAATTGCAGTTCAACACAAAATCCTATCTAATACAGGCAAATTTAGAAGTCATTTCTTCTAAACCAATAGAAAGAACAACAGAGATGTTGAAAGTCTTGGATGTGATGGTAGATGAGTATGATGGGAGTTACTTGTCAAAAGCCTTGATAATAACTAGTTATCTAACAATTGGAACTCATTTGAGAAGGATGATGTCCAGTGTTAAAAATAATCATAAGTACAATAATGGATTCACCGAAGTAATAGAGTTCACTGGAACTGCAGAAATTCATCCTAGAGATCAAGAAATAAAATATAATAAGTATTTAATGACTAGTCACATGGGAGAACCAGTATCCATATCATATCAATTCTCAGGTAAAAAGAGCAAAAGAAGAGGGAAAAATATACTCGATGCATACAATCTGGAATTAGGAAATGGATCAAAACCCCCTGATTTAAAAGATTTACTGGAATCTTATGAGATTAATTTATGCTACAACTTGAAAGGAGAGCATGGTTTCACTAACTTAGTTAAGTCATGAAAAAAATCATACTAGATTAAATAAGAGTAAATGAAATTGAACAAATTTTGGTCAACAGGACCTCACAATGTTCAAGGTCCTCATAATTACCTTGCTAGTCAATAAGATTCATTTGGAGAAAATTTACAATGTTCCGGTGAATTGTGGAGAGCTTCATCCGGTAAAAGCTCATGAGATCAAATGTCCACAACGTTTAAATGAATTATCACTTCAAGCCCATCATAATCTTGCAAAGGATGAACATTATAATAAGATTTGTAGACCACAGTTGAAAGATGACGCTCATCTAGAAGGATTCATTTGTAGGAAGCAAAGGTGGATAACTAAATGTAGTGAAACCTGGTATTTTTCTACATCTATAGAATATCAGATATTAGAGGTAATACCAGAATATTCCGGTTGCACAGATGCAGTTAAGAAATTAGATCAGGGTGCATTAATTCCCCCTTATTACCCTCCTGCTGGATGCTTTTGGAATACTGAAATGAATCAAGAAATAGAATTCTATGTCCTAATACAACATAAGCCTTTCTTAAATCCTTATGATAATTTAATTTATGATTCTCGATTTTTAACTCCTTGTACTATTAATGATAGTAAAACAAAGGGATGTCCTCTAAAAGACATAACCGGAACATGGATACCAGATGTAAGAGTCGAAGAAATAAGTGAGCACTGCAATAATAAACATTGGGAATGCATTACAGTTAAATCATTTAGGAGTGAATTAAATGATAAAGAGAGATTATGGGAAGCTCCAGATATCGGGCTAGTCCACGTAAATAAAGGATGTTTGTCGACATTTTGTGGGAAAAATGGCATCATTTTTGAGGATGGAGAATGGTGGAGTATAGAAAACCAAACAGAATCTGACTTCCAAAATTTTAAAATTGAAAAATGCAAGGGTAAAAAACCAGGTTTTAGGATGCACACAGATAGAACAGAGTTTGAAGAATTAGATATTAAGGCTGAATTAGAACATGAAAGATGCTTAAACACTATCAGTAAAATACTTAATAAAGAAAATATAAATACATTAGATATGTCTTACTTGGCTCCCACGAGACCAGGAAGGGATTATGCATATTTATTTGAGCAAACAAGTTGGCAAGAAAAACTCTGTTTGTCCTTACCAGACTCGGGTAGAGTTTCCAAGGATTGTAATATTGATTGGAGAACATCAACAAGAGGGGGAATGGTGAAAAAGAATCATTATGGGATAGGATCCTATAAAAGAGCTTGGTGTGAATACAGACCTTTTGTTGACAAGAACGAAGATGGCTATATTGATATACAAGAATTGAATGGACATAACATGTCTGGGAATCATGCTATATTGGAAACAGCGCCGGCAGGAGGAAGCTCCGGAAATAGGCTGAATGTAACTCTAAACGGAATGATCTTCGTGGAACCAACTAAATTATATTTGCATACAAAATCTCTATATGAGGGGATAGAGGATTATCAAAAATTGATCAAATTCGAGGTAATGGAGTATGATAATGTGGAAGAGAACTTGATTAGGTATGAGGAGGATGAGAAATTTAAACCAGTAAATTTAAATCCACATGAAAAAAGTCAAATCAACAGAACTGATATCGTAAGAGAAATTCAAAAAGGAGGGAAAAAGGTTTTATCTGCTGTTGTAGGTTGGTTTACAAGCACGGCAAAGGCAGTAAGATGGACAATTTGGGCTGTTGGTGCAATAGTCACCACATATGCTATCTACAAATTGTATAAAATGGTCAAGTCCAACTCATCTCACAGTAAGCATAGGGAAGCTGACCTAGAAGGACTTCAATCAACAACAAAAGAAAATATGAGGGTGGAAAAGAATGACAAGAATTATCAAGATTTAGAATTAGGATTATATGAAGAGATTAGAAGCATCAAAGGTGGAAGTAAACAAACTGGTGATGATAGGTTCTTTGATCATTAACATGAAAAAAACCATTTGTGTCATGTGTTGACAAAACAGTTTTTTAAAAAAAAAATCAAGAGGCAACAGGGCAATCATGTTCCTGCAACTATTTAATATCGTATTAATATACGGTGTGAGAACTTCCCAGTCAACTTGGATTAACTACCCTGAGAATTGCACATCTATCAGCCTGCAAGATGGATTGAGAGAATTATGCGGAGGTGATCAGTTGATGAACATCCGAAATCAGCTTTTGGATGATACATATAAAGAAATAGGAGAAATATGTACCCCAAATTATAGTATGGAGAAAAAATCAGAAGGGTATCGATGCGCATCGATAAAGAAAAAGGTAATTTGTAAAATGCTGGAAAATTTCGATCATGAAGTGACATATATAAGTGAATCACACCCAATAGACAAGGCCAAATGCCATGAGCTAATAATTAATAAAGACTTGCTTAACAATATTGAAGAGCCTTATTATCCTCCTCCAAAGTGTGATTCCTCTAAATCTTCAGTTAGTGAGCTCGAATTCATCAAATTGATCAATTATGATGTTATCCTAGATCCGGTGGGATTTCAGAATGAAGATAATTATTTATTTCAATTTGATAAAACTAACCCTATCCCTATTGATTATATATACCAATCAGAGTTTTGTCAATCAAAAAATTGGATATGCCATGGGGATAAATCTTACATCCCGTTAGAAATATTTAAAGGTGATAATCAGGCTAGTATTAGACTTGAGTTGATTAAGCTTAGCATTATATATGATAGCAATTTTGGAGAATTACCAATTAGAGATGCCTGTAGGTTACACTACTGCGGAAAGCCAGCAATTAAATTATTCAATGGTGCCATCATAAAGATCAAAGAGTCACCTATAGTCTTAGGACTACCATCTTGCAATAGGAGTAGAATAGAAATGCCAGAGACTAATTTGGCTAAGAAAAGATATTCAAATGTTGGCCCTGTTTTATTAACTACATTGAATAAGAGATTCGAACTTTGCAAAAAGATTAAAAAGAACTTGGAATTAAAACAGCCAATACCAATTAACAATCTTCATTATCTAGCTCCATTTGAGCCAGGCAAGCATCCTGCCTTAGTGTATCGATTAGTTAGTACAACAATCAATCAATCCCTAAGAAATAAAGTTGTACCTGTTAGTATGCTGTCTATGAGTATGTGTGAGTACATAACAGGTCAAATTATTGAAGATGGAATCAAAAGGAATTTAACTGATGAAGATACTGTCATTATATTGGCCAATAACAAAGAGATCAAATGGAAAGATCTCAAGGGTAGAGAGAATTGGTATCAAGAACAGGCTAATCCAAATATAATAGATAAAAACCCAGATCACTTGTCTTATTACTGGTACAATGGAGTTATGAGGAGAGAAGATAAGTTTACCTACCCATCTCGCTATATCCTTCAAACATTAAAGAAAATATATACTGACACTGAAAGAGAATCCAGAATATCATTTTTCAAGTTTAGATTAGAAAGAAACATAACCAAAACGGAAGTAATTAAATTTAGGGATATAGAAGAATCATCTGACCAAGATCACTCACAATCAGTCAATAAAACACTAGAAGGCGATGATTACTGGAATTGGGTTGAAGAAACCACAAGTGACAAAAATAAGACGGATGGGTCTAGAGGAGATGAGAAACAAACCATACAGAACAAAGAATATTGGAATGAAGAATCATCCATCTGGGGGATTTCAACTATAATCACAGTTCTCGGCATTTATTATATATATAGGAAAAATAGAAGAGAAAAGATCTTCTTGAATATGAAACACAGAGTACAAAGATTCTTTAAGTTGGATTATTGAGCATGAAAAAAATAATAACAATAATTTACACCGATCAATTTTAAATTGCAACAGGCAATGGAGAAAGGCCTGCTGTCGAATTTTTGGAATGACTTTAAGAGGTGGTCTGAGGATAGGAAAGTTGAGATAGTAATTTGGTGGTCAAACTTAGAAAGTAAAGTAAGACTAGGATTTTGGATTATATTGATTATATTACTGGGAATTCTTGCAATTAGGATAGCCATTAAGGTATACCAATGTGTTAAATTCACAAATCAAGGTGTGAAGAAAATCAAGCGAATTATTAAAAGGAAAAGATCAATCAAAAAATATAGAAAGACATAAAATGTTTGGTTATATGGAAATCAGTGTAAGGGTTGAAATTGGTAAACAAAATAGTAGAATACATAAATTAGAATTATGGAAATTGATGGAAGAAGGTTTGCACACCTTGATGAAGGAAGAAAAACTGGACATAATGTTAAAGGAGGAGGCAAATTTCGGCTTTTGCCGATGGCTCAACACCAGAGGGAATTGGTTGTATCTGGAGGACATGAGAAAACCAATATTAATTGAGTTCCAGAATTTTTTTAATTGCTTGAATTATCCTTCGAGAGTTTACAAATTAACTGTGCAGAATAATGACTATAAACTAGGTTCAATCAGGGATCTCAGAATTAAACTGTTCTTCTTTTGACTTGAAAAAAACTAAGACATGTAACTAAGTTTAAAATCTGTAAAAACAGCAACAGGCATCATGGATTTCATCCGGTGTCATGTTGCCATGCAAATAATTAATTTTAAAGCATTAGAAATTGACAAAAGATCATTGTTGGGAATCCTAGTTATTAAGAATATCAAAAATCTACATAGGTCAAATCAATTATTAACTCGGTTATCTGATCTTATGGTACCTAGTGTCATTCATAATGGAGAGTTTGTGATGAGAAATGATAAGAGTGACAAATTATGGATTTTTGTAGGAGAAAGTTGGGCAAGTTTAGATTTGGAGGATTTAAATGGTGTTAGGGAGAATGTATTCAATATTAGCAAAACTGTTCCTTTACTCATTCAAGGATAAGAATATGGTGTAATTGATCTCAGCATTAAGGTAGAACCTAGAGGATTAAGATTTTTGAAAAGATCAAGTGAGATAGATATATGTGATATTCCCAAGAAAATCAGGGTAGTGCCTACATGAAAAAACTGAATAAATTTTCAAAATCACTAAAGACTAACAGGCATCATGGATCTCAAGTTCAGATGCCTGATCAAGAATGTTGCTGATGGTAGAGCAGGGGAAATAATAGTGGAGGAATGCTTGGAGATTATCGAGCAAAAATATTTAAGACTTATGACCATTGATTTAAAGGAGATTAGATCTAGCATGTTTGATCAAGAGAGTAATCCTTGGGTATATGTGTTTGGTAAGATCTACATATCTGGTTTGATGGGAAGAGCAATAGGAAAACGTATGGTTAAAAGAGGGACATACAGAATCAAGGAAGGAGAACTAATCAATCATTTTGAAGGTGTGCATATACATTTTTATAAAGATATAGAAAAAATCTTCCACTCGATCAGAGTTTAAATGAATTTAAAGTAATCATGAAATAACAGGAATCCATGAAAAAAATGGATTCTGTAGATTTTCTAGACTCAGAAGATCATGATCAAAATAGTTGGAATGGTGAAGAATTTGGTGATGACTTTCTTGAATACATTTGGGATCAGGATGAAGAGGAGTCCATGGACTTGATAAACAATAAAGATTACAATCTAAATTCACCTCTTATTATAGATCCTTTAGTAGAGTTAAGAAATTGGATCAATAATGAGAAAGGGCACAGTGAATCTGATCTTAGAAGTCAACAATCGTTTGAGTTTAAAGAATTTGATATAATCAAGAGAGTGTTAAGGAATTTTATAAATAATGTAAATTTGAGGCGACCAGAAGATTCTCATCATATATTTGCAAAATTCTTAAATCAAGCCATTGTAACAAATGATTATTGGAATCTAGGAGAGACATTAAGCAAAATAGTAGAAGATATAAGGGAGGTTGGAGCAAGTTTTTATAGGGGATTAGATTTGGATGAAAATATAATCATAGACAACATCAGGAGGAATTGGAATGATGTGCCCCAATTAGGGAAAAGTTGGTTTTTAAAGTTCTTTGAGTTGCATCGGGTTATTTGTGTCATGAATGCGAGATCAAATATTGAGTTAAAAAATCTCCAATCAAAAAATAAGTTAAAGAAAATTAAATTACCTAAAGAGTTAGAAGAGAGAGGACACAAATGTTGGATTTTCGATTTAGACATAAGTGGACGGTGGATAATTTTTGATAATTATGCATATTGGGAACTCCAAAGAATTGTTTTAAATAGAGAATTTATCTTGATGATGAAAGATGTATTAATTAGCAGGTTTCAAACCGTTTTAAGTATGAACGTTTGCACTGATGAATATAAATACACGGAAGAGAATATTGAGACCATGATGAGCCTATACCGTGAAGGCGATTTGATCTTGGAAGAACATGGTAATAAAAGTTATAAAGGTCTTAAATTATTAGAGAGCATTTGTAATTTAAGATTGATTAAGATTGTACGGAAAAGCAGACCAAAAATACCAGAGTTTCCAAATTTTGAAAATCATATTTATTCAAGTTTAAATGATTTAAGAGTTGAAAGAGGGATTGACTTAAGCAAATTTTCGAACATTATTTTGAGAGAAGAGAGTATCGATATGGTGCTAGCATTTTATAGTTCCTTTAGACATTTTGGACATCCATGGATCGATTATTTAACTGGATTGGACAAATTGGAATCCCAGGTAAATAAAGACTGTCAAGTCGACATTCAGTACGCTAATTTATTGGCTAGTGATTTAGCATTCAAAATACTAAGGAAAAATTTCTTAGAGAAGAAGTGCTGGTCTGTAGACAAAAATAAAATGGACAAAAAGCATAAGTTATATCATCACATCAGTCATAATACTTGGCCCACGCAACAGATTATAGATGAGTTTGGAGATCACTGGCATGAATTGCCCATTATTCAATGTTATGAAATACCAGACATGATTGATATAAGTCAGATTTATTCTGACAAAAGTCACTCATTAGATAGATCTGAGGTCTTAAAAATAATTAAAGAGCAAAAACACAAAAGAATACCTACTAAGAGAGTATTGCAAACTTTGCTTGAAAAACCAGCAACAAATTGGCCAGAATTTCTCAAGGCGGTGAATGATTATGGTTTAGATTGGGAAAAATTGGTAATTGGACTAAAGGCTAAGGAAAGAGAGCTTAAAGAAGAAGGGAGGTTTTTTTCATTAATGTCTTATGAATTAAGGGATTATTTTGTCTCAACGGAGTACTTAATAAAAAAATACTTTGTGCCATTATTTGAAGGATTGACAATGGCTGATGACCTAAATACTGTTATCAAAAAAATGTTAGATGTCTCTAGTGGTCAGGGAACAAGGGAATATGAATACATCACAATTGCCAATAATATTGATTATGAAAAATGGAATAACTATCAAAGAATTGAATCCAATGGGCCGGTGTTCACTGTGATGGGACGATTTTTAGGCTTGCCTAATTTGTTTACTAGAACTCATGAGTTTTTCCAAAAGAGTTTGATCTATTACAACCAAAGACCAGACCTCATGATGGTGAGAGGACGGGAATGTCTGAACAGATTGGGAGTGAAAGTGTGTTGGGAAGGACAAAAGGGAGGATTAGAAGGTTTGAGACAAAAGGGATGGAGCATATTAAATTATTTGATGATAGAGAGAGAAAGTAGAGTAAGAAACACAAGAGTTAAAATTCTTGCTCAAGGAGACAATCAGACAATCAGCATGTGTTATAAAACAGAGAGCTGGCAAAATGAGGAAGAGTTAGATAACCATATCAAAAATATGGTCTCCAATAACAATCAAATAATGCAAGCAATCATAAACGGGACTGAAAAGCTCGGATTGAGAATCAATTTGGATGAGACCATGACAAGTGCTGATTATATAAATTATGGGAAAGTTCCTATAATTGAGGGAACAATAAAGGGACTGCCAACAAAAAGATGGTCTCGAGTTAACTTTACATCCAATGATCAACTTCCCAGCACTTCAACTGTCATTAACTCTAGTTCTACTAATGCTTTAACCGTTGGACATTTCAGTGAAAGACCCCATGATGCAATCAATGGACACTTGCTGTTCGGATCTTTGGGTTTATTGCTGTTAGACTATCATAACCCAGCAATCAGAGGACAAATAAGTGAATTTATACCCGAAGCTAATATAAATAATAAACTATACAACATCTTATTATTGTATTTAGATCCAAGCCTTGGAGGAATTGCTGGAACTAGTTTAACTAGGTTCTTTATTAGAGGGTTTCCGGATGGAGTAACAGAGTCTTTAACATTTTGGAAAATTGTAGGAGAATATACCAATGACCAAGATATTAAAAGACTTGCATCCACGGTTGGTTCTCCGGAGTTGAGTCCCTTCAAGCCTGAAGATCTAGATAAACTAATAGAAAAACCAGAGTCTTTAAACATTAAGCATGGACTAAGCTCAAGTAATATGATTAAAGGAGAGGTTAAAAAGAATATAATTGAAAATTGCTCAAAAATTCAAAATGAAATTATAAGAGATGCAGCAAGGAATCTCGTTAGTGAGGAAAATCAATTATTCCTGTGGTTGAGAACAATAAATCCATTGTTTCCTAGGTTTTTAAGTCAATTTGCAGAATCTACTTATTATGGTGTGACCAAGAGTTTGATTAATTTGTTTACTAATTCAAAAACAATCAGAGGTATTTATAAAAAGAAATATAGAAAGGAGTTAGATCAGCTTATGATTAAAGGTGAGGTAAGGAGCATATTCGGGCTGATCAAGATAGTCAACAGAAGCAAGCAATTTGTAATGCCTATTTGGGATTGCTCCGCATCTTTGGCTGATTCATTAAGGAAACGATCATGGGGAAAAGAAGTGCTAGGTACAACAGTGCCACATCCTGCGGAAATGTTTAAGGGATACAGGGGGGGAGAAGACTCTTGCAGCTTTTGCAGGGGAAATGGATCCAATAATAATTATCTAACAGTTCTCATGCCCAGGGGAATTCCTATGAAATGTCATTACAGGGGGCCTTATTATCCCTATTTGGGGTCCAATACAAAAGAGAGTACATCTATTCTACAACCATGGGAAAAAGAAACTAAAGTGCCAGTCCTCAAAAGAGCATGTGATCTGAGGAAAAGTATTAACTGGTTTGTAACTCCAGACAGTCTATTGGCTAAATCTATTTTTAACAATCTGAAAGCATTAACTGGAGAAGATTGGGAAGATCAGATCAAAGGGTATAAGAGAACCGGATCTTCACTTCACCGATTTGGATGTAGTAGAGTGAGTTCAGGTGGATTCTCAGCAAGTTCACCCAGCTGCTTCACTTGGTGTATTGCAACAACAGATACAATGTGTGGGTTAGGAGAGGTTAATTATGATTTCATGTTTCAATCAACCCTGGTTTGGTGTCAAATGTCTTCTATAATCAGAGAGAGGGGAAATTTACATTCCAAAATCCACCATTATCATATTAAATGTAACAAGTGTTTACGTGAAATACAAGAACCCGTATTGGAATCAGGATGGGAATATCAACCAAGAAACGTATCTCAAATATTAGAAAAATGGAGACCAAAAAATATGAAAACATGGGGAGAAGAGAAGATACACATGGATATTAAAGACAATGATGATGAATGGGATAATTTAACAGTCGAGGATAAATCCTATGAAATTGGTAAAACCATAGGATGGTTAGTAGGTGATTCACTGTTAAGTCACAAAAGGAATTATGAGTTTAAGAGTTTATTCCCAGTTTCAATTCGATATAAATTAGAAGGTTTACCGTTCTTGGAAGGTATCTTGGATGGTTTTAAAATATGTGGATCATTAAATTTGACGCATCGCAGAAATTATATGATCTTGAAAAAACCAAAACTGGCACTTCAAGGAACTGTATTCTTTTTAATTGATAGATCATCATTCATATCAGAATTCACTAATTTCATCAGTCACCCAAAGATTTATAAAGCAATCAAAAGTTTGCCTCACAAAATACCTACGAGTTATCCTATGAATTTAAGTGATCTGGGAAGCATCCTTAGATCATTTTTGAAACAATTATATTACCGAAGAAAAGAGCTGATTATTAAAAAGAGTTCTTGGGTCTTCTCTGACATGAGAACAAATGAGGTTATTTGTAGTTTTGGACTGAGTCATTTGACATACAGGATATTAATTCAGGAAGGGTTAAATAAGGATATGAAGTTAAGATTGCAGCAATGCCAAGATTTGTATATCAATATTATGACAGAATCAAAAGAAGAACTGGATAAAAGTAGTGCCAAAAGAGAAATAGTTGAATGTTTAAGAGAACTAAAATTTGTTAGTTCAGAAATACGGCATGCTGTTAAATTCAGGTATATAACTGGAGAAAAAGGTGAGGTACAGCTGATAAAGGAAATGGAAGAAAGACGAACATGGGGGGATGAATACACAGGGAAAGCAAATTTACTAGATGTATGGTATTTAACTTCACAAAGTTCAGAAAATAAGAATTTGGTCAAAGGAATCAAAATTCCATACCATTCAAACCCTACAATATCTGGATTAAGAATTAATCAAATTGCAACGGGAGCTCACTATAAACTACGCACATTAATCAACATGACCAGAATCACTTATCGGGACTTTATATGTGGAGGAGACGGATCTGGTGGAATGACATCGTGTTTACTGAGATTAAAACCATTAAGTAGAGGAGTATTCAACAGTTTGTTGATTTTAGATGACAAACCACTCCATGGAACAAGACCAAGTCCCCCGACTGCTATAATGGAACTGGGAGAGGATTCACTCAGATGTGTTAATTGTTACGATGTTTGGAAAGAACCGAGTGATTTATCAAAACAAGAAACATGGAAATATTTTGTCAAATTGAAGAAACAGAATTCTATGATGATTGATTTGATTGTCTTGGATATGGAAATAATAAATGATGAAGTCATAGAGGATATATATCAAAACACAAAAAATCATTTGATATATCTCTTGGAAGAAGGAGGTTGTTTAATAATTAAAACTTATTTAACATACTTGCTTAAAGAAAATACAAATATATTGGACATGCTAGGACATTTGTTCACTTCTGTTCAACTAATAAACACCAATTTATCTAGTATGAAAACAAGTGAAATATATGTGTTATTCAAAAATTATAAAAACAGGTTAACTCCGTGTTTACAATTTGATAGAAATATTATTCTAGACAATTGGAGCTTCTTCTACATTAATAAACCTATTAGAGAAGAATTTGAAAGAGCTCGAGAATTATTAAACGAAGACTTGGGGATGGGAATGCCCAAAGAATTGGAACCGAATCCACTAATAGAACTAAGTCAAATGTTGCAAAATTCTGGCGTAGATGGGGTGGCAATGTCAGCAATATCTCAAGAAGAAAATTTATCCTTCTTTTCAACAAAAGAATTGGCCGTTATTTGTCTAATTATAATATCAGAAAGTCATCTAGTAACAACAAAGAAGCATAAAAATGATTGCAACTGTTTACAAAAAAAACCATACTCAGATCAGGAAATTAAGTCATGGATGAGTGGTATTATAGGTATAGGATTATATCTATCTTTATTGGACAATAAAACCAATTCATTTGAGATTTTAGATTATCTCATCAACTCAGACTTCAAAAGTATTCATGTCAACTTTAACAAAGAAAGAGAATTATGCTGGAGTATCAATTACTCATCAAATGAGAAAAAAGGGAAGGATTTATGGAAAAAAAGGTTTTCAGTCAAAGACAAAATGGCATTCATGGGGAACTGGATTCGCTTATTACACAGACAAAAGGTAAAAAACCAAAAATGTGAATATAAGGAAGGTAGAATAAACAACTTCTTAAAATTCATAAACAAAGGTTTGAATCTACAAAAAGTCAAATCTCAGTATGAGGAAGAAATTGCAAAATTATTATAAATAGCATGAAAAAAAGAAAAATGAAAAAACAAAAAACATAATTCGATAAAAAATGATGAGTTGTATTTTATTTGTTTTTCTTCGT